CCGGTGATAAGAATAATGAATTTATCCGTATCAGTGTATAATGGATGGTAAATTTCTTGAGGTACTATCATTTCAGCTTGTCTTTAATCCAGGAATCAATACTAATACCGTGGTTTATGTCGGTAGGAATATCAGCATCTTCTGATTCTTCCCCAAAACCTTCGCTCTTTCCTAATGTAGAAAGCAAATAACGAATCATATAGCCGTCTGGACGTTCGCGCCAGCCCACAAAATTTCCACTCTCATCCTTTTCAGGGATACCCAATGCAAGAACACGGGCAGAAACCAAACATTCATCAATCAAAGCTCCACGCTCATCTGATATGGCATCTTTAAACTCAACATCCTCTTTCGCCCATTGGTATATTGTTTTCCGAGCTACTTTAAACGTAGCCGCAACCTTGGTTAGATTTCCACCAGATTTGCGGAGAATCTTCCTAAAATCGTCTATATTAGGTTTCTTTGCCATATCCTTACGTACGGGCGCGCGTATTTGTTACTTTCGTCACTTAATCAATTTCAACACTTCCTCTCCTTTGACAAACTTATCATCTGTGCTAATGCCAAGTAAGTCACAAAAGTTATCTTTAGCTTCATAGGAAGAAAAAGATAATGTTATAAAAGCTTCTTCGTTCTGTTGTCTTTCTATTGCGGATTCTTTTACCTGCTGTTTGATGAATTTCATGTGTTCTTTTTTAGCTTCGTATGTCTTTTCATCCATTACAGGATTTTCTATTTCATCGAACGATGATACAGGAGATAATAGATCATCTAAAGAATCTGCGAAAGAAGGAATAGCTGTATTTATAGAAAGAATATCGTTGAGCTCTCCAATATCCAATCCCACATCCGTATAATCTATATCAGAGATATAACCAGCTATAAGGTCTATATCCGGTTTCGTGTTTCCTACCGCCATATATGTAAGCTGTTCCTTCTCAGCTTTATCATCTAAATTCACAACCTCTACCTTTACATCATAATCAGTGCTTGGAGTACCATCATATTTGTAATGCAAATCCATTGCCTTTATTCTACGATGACCGTCTATTAGATTCCCTGATTTCTCATTCCATACAATACCACCGAGAAAACCAACTTTCTGCAAATTTTTCTTTTGCAGCTTCACCTTTTCATCCGAATGTCTTTTAGGGTTAATCGGATTAAGGTTTATTTGGGAACGTTTTATAACCCTTGTTTCACTTTGTTTCAGCTCTTTCATAATCGTATTCAAATAGTTTTCGTTCTACCAACGGGTATTCGTTTATAACTCTTCCTAAATCTTTTGGGAAATTGTTACGAAGGAATAGCAAGTAATTAATATCGGTAATATCTGTTCCAGATGATTGATGTTTTAAATCATATGACTCCGGCTTTATTAAATTTTTCCGGCTAATATATTCTAATACATCCTTATTCTTGTATTCGGATAATGGATAACACTTTTTTTGCACTTCATTAATTCCATTCATGTCGTATGTACGTAGCATCAAACGCCTATTCATTGAATCAGACTGTTTGAATCCGAAGAAAGCCCATTCAATATTATATTTCTCCCGTACTATATCGGTAAGTTGAGCCATATTGTACAGTTTCTGCTTCTCGTTTTTAACACACCCTAAGTAGCCAATACGCCTAAATGAATAAACAGAAAAATGCGGTATCTGAATGAATTTCGCATTCAGGTATCTGTTGCAGGCATAGTTGATATATCGATTAATATGAGATAAGTCTTTGACAACATACATATAAACACATACAATTTCTTTGAAATAGGGTGATATAAGGTCTAAAAGGGCTATACTGTCTTTACCCGATGCCGAGTGAAACAATATAACCCTATCAGTCTTTTTTGCGACAGCTTTAATTATATCTATCGCTTTCTTCATTAGACAACTCTACCTCCTATACGGCGGTTAATTCTTGCTCTTTGAGCGGCATTTCTACCGGTAGACTGAAAACGACCTGCTTCATAATCTTTTCGACTTCGATATTTTCTACCGCTCGCATCAGTAGCATAAACTTCTGGCATAATCTCGATTTTTTAGTTAAACAATCTTTTTACCTACAAATGAAATCACCTAAGTGGCTCGTGTTATTTCAATCCCGAATGGCTGATAATCTCACAAATATGCAAATAATAGAATAACGGTAACTCTTTAGGCGGATTCTTTTTAAACGCTTCTAATTGTTTGTCGAAATCGTGAAAATCAAATTCGTCGTGCATGAACTTTATACCTTCTTCTGTTATTTCGCCTATACCAATTTCATCAATGGCGACATCAAGTGTCCATGGTGCGCCAGTACTGTAAAAATGAATAGCTTCTATATCAGTCCTTAAAATAGATTGACATTCTTGCTCGCGTCCAGCTTTTCTCAATTTCTCATTTTCGTCAACTTGAGCAAAGTCTGTGAACATCTTCTCATATTTGACGCTAAGCATACGTGTTTCTATGCTCTTTTTGCCATTCAAAATATCTAAAGCGTTTTCTTTTGTCATTATGAGCGAATACGCTTCTATCTCTTGACCATTATAATCAATTTTCATATCATTTATCGTTATAAAATTTATACTATAAAAGATAGTACCCCCAAAGGTACTACCACAACCAAAGATAACGAAATATATTCAATCGTTATACACGACAATCGGTTTATTGTCGTGAACTAAGCCAAACATCACGTTCTTCTCTGCAAGCTTTTAGCGTTGGGGCTACTGTAGCAAACAGATCGCCGCTTTCAGTACGGTAGTCATACTGGTACATTCGCCTTACTTTACCTTTTAGTTTTATTGAGAAAGTGCAGTAGTTCTCTTTACCAGGTTGGCAGACGCTACAACCGTTTTTGTTTATTGAGTTCATAACTAATCTATATTTAAAGTTTTACATTCAATCTTTCTACGCTCGTATCAAAAATCACATGCGTGCGTATATTGCTTTTTCAGGCTCTCTAAGGCTTTTTCTGTAACAAGATATGTGTAGTGTTCATTGCTGCCAATGCGCTTAATAGAGCGTGTTTCTTTGAGAGCAATAGGCTTGTTGAAGATAACTTCATACTTGTTGCCGCAACTCGTTATCAGAAAATCAACACTACGTTTATATTCGTCCAGTTCTGTTTCTTTGTATTCACCTTTAGGGATGAAATTGGGATTGGGTACTAAGTAACCTTCTGCTATTAATACGCTATTCGAGTTGTATACTTTCATAATCGTGTTATTAAAGATTCATATATAAACAAATCAGATCACATTCTTCATCGTAGTCGTATTCAAGTGATACAGGTGCAAAGTATTGTTGTATCTTCTTTGCTGCTGTTTCATTTTTACCCTCAAAAGAGAAAGTAAAAGAGCGTTTGCCTCTGACTGTTATTTCAACCGGTATGCCTGCTACCTTAGTCATGTTGTTTTCAAGTTCTTGTTTTGTCATAATCGTATATTTAAGCGTTAATACCAATTGCATTTCTTATAAAGTCACTTGCTTGTTCTACTGACATATCCAACTTCTTTTGGATCAGAAGAAGCATACAGCTTACTTGCTCTTTTGTATTTAAGTTGCCTTGTACAAATTCTGATATGATGAACTTTTCTATTGTTCTTTGTTTAATTACTGATGTTGCCATAAGCGTGTGTATTGTGGTAGCCCGAAGGCTACCGGATTAAAACTTAATAAATTATACCGGTTGAGCCGTATACGCCACCGTTGTACCATCTTGCGAGCTTGCCGTAATAACCGTACTTCTTATAGTTGATTGTATCGGCTTTAAACAATTTCATTGCTTCTACCTTGTTGCTTGCTTCGTAATGTACACCTGTGTCTTTACCGTTGCAATCATACACTACGTAAGTATTACTCTGTTTCTTTGATTCTATTGTCAACATAATCGTATGTGTTACACAGGGCTTTCGCCCTGCTGGTTAATACTATTATTTAATACCGCAAAGTTTTGAAACTTTCAGTAACTCTTTATCGCTCATAAATATGAGGTCGAAGAAAACACCCTCATCAAAAGGCTTGTTTTGCGATAAAGCGGCTGATTTCATTTCAACCATGATTCTAGTAATCAATTCACCTTTTACCTTATCACTCATTTTTGTTGCCATAATCTTTATATTTTAATTGTTATTACTTCGTTTTTGATGACGCAAATGTAAATGATATATTTGACACCACAAATAAAATATGAAATAATATTCTTTCTTTTAACTTTATTTTTGTAAATGATATGTTTGACACAATCATAATAAATGTATCTTTGCAAAAAAATAATAATAGTATGAATAGAATAGAATTACTTATTAAAGAAAAAGGGTATAATATGACATCTTTTGCCGAAAAGATGAATACTACAAGGCAGAATTTATACGCCATATTAAAAAGCCCATCCTACCCAACGCTTGAAAGAGTAGCAGAAGCTTTGAACGTTCCTATGTGGCAACTCTTTGCTTCGCCAGAAGATGTAACAGGAGAAGGAGAATTAACCGCCCTTATTCAGTATAAAGGAGAGTTTTATAAAGCTACTACAATAGCAGAATTAGAAAAAATTGCGACTGAAATCAAAGAAAAGTAAAGAAATATTTGCATTTGTGTGTGTTTGTGTGTTATTTTGCCTCCGTACAACCCCATAATACGCATAAAAATATGAAAAAGATTTTATTATTACTTTTAGTAAGCCTGCCTACCATTGTATACTCTCAAGATACATTCTTGAATTTTAAAATATTTAATGACAGGATTATATGGCAGAAAGTATATGAAACCTCTTTTTCAACTCAAGAAGTAATTGATTACTTTAAAATATTTGGGAATATAAGCATAGCCGAACAAACAGAATCTAGGATAATCGGAAGCTCTTCTGGTAATAAAATTGATTTTAATAAATATAAAGGCAACAAAATTGGAAACACAATATTTGATGACGATTTAGCATATAAAGTCATCATAGATTTAAAAGATAAAAAATACAGAGTTACAATATTGGATATACAATTTACAAAAGGAGGTGGAATAATGATAGATGGGTGGGGAAATACCGGAAATCGTTCATTAATTATAGATAATAAATACATAAAAGATAATAAATTTAAGAACTCTTTTTTTAGGGAAGGATCAGAGTCTTTAGATAAGTTTTTTATAGATAAGTTTAGTGTGAAAAAACTTTTGGATATCTTTTAATACTCATTATAACACAATTGAATCATGAAAAATATTCTATATCCGATCATAATAATATTGGCTCTATTCGGATGCACTAGAGACATGTATACCGAATCCGTATATGTCGTTGACTACAGAGAATACACTAAAGATGGTTTCACCATTAGCCCTACAGTGACAGGATTCAATTACCAGCCAATATCTAATATAGAGGTAATATTTACTGTTGGCAAGTTGAGAAAAGGCGAAACGGCCGAAAATCTACGGCTAATTGTCCCATACGAAGGATATACAGGGAAAACGAATAATGAGTATGCTCCATCTAGCAAAAGGATGATGGATAAAATAGTCTCCGAAGCAAAGAAAATGGGAGCGAATGGGTTGATTGATTTTAAAACGACTTATAACGCAAGGAACAGAGCGTGGGTTGCTTCTGGAATAGCTGTTATTATAAAATAGGATTTCATTCCTGCCCTTCGCAAGAGGGGCGGGAATATTTTTAAAATGTTAAATGCCTTTTGTTATATTGAAAATAAGGTTTTATGGAGGCAGAATCTGCTAGGCGTATAGAAACGACAAGGAATATATTTCAAGAATAGAGTGAAGTCTTGCTGTTTTAATAATTTTTACTTATCGTATCACGGCAGCTATGGGATTAATTGTAGAATTATCCCCTATGTAAATAAACCGGAGCGCTAAACTCTGGTTTTATTGTAACCTATGCAAATCTACTAAAATGAAAGCAGGTTACAACTAATTGATTAGCCCTTTAAATTTTAACCGATTTACGATTTCGGTATAAAGATACTCTATATCTCCACTGAAATCCCCATAATTCTGGTACAGAAACACGACATCAGTACAATTGTCGGAAATTGTACTCTTGGACTGAACCCCCAATACTCTTGACATTTCTTCACGTAATCCGGCTGTCATTTTTCCACCGGCAAGCGAGCTTGGAGAAAACAAGTACAAGATGATGAAGATGAACTTCTTCCGTTGGGTCACACTGTCAATATTCGGTGGACATCCCTTCTCATTTAGCAACTCAACAAAAACTTTATAGATACCCCCAATAAGGCTTTTATCTTTCAAAATCGGGGCGGTCAAAGCGTTTTCTTCTTCTGAAAGTTCTGATTTTTCGATACGAATCTTTTTAAGACGAATTATTTTATTAAAATCCAGCTCCATAACACGATTATTTTAAAAG